TCGCCAAGAATTGTATTTGTTGTGCGTCTTGCTCTTTCAGCTACAGAAGCAGGATCATTTGGCAAAGTTGTTTTTTGAAACAAAAGTTTTTCTTCATTAAAAACTGTAATTGTTGGATTCTCTGTAAACCACTTGGCTAAGATATTTTCAAAGCGAACACGATCTTTGAGTATTGCAATTCTATTATAAACCCTAGGAAAATGTACAAATGCAGCACGCTCTGGCGCAGCATCAATAGCATCAATGTATGCTTTATAACTATCTATCTGATCTGATAAATCACTAAGAGAATTACGCAGATTCTTTAACGCTTTATCCATTTTGGGTGTAAGATCAAGTCTTGGTCTTAATGCTAAAAGATCATCAAATGATTCTGCTTCATCAATAGCTTTCTTTAGGTCTTCTAAATAGTTTATTCTTTCTAAGTCAGATTCAGACAAAGCGCCTCTAGCTCTCGTTTGAATCTTAGATATTTCTTTATCCATCCATCTTTGATTGGCTTGAATAATTTTGCGACTTACAGTTATTAACTCACCTTTTTTTCCAGCAGTCTTCAAAAGTTTTTCAACAAATATTTCTCTACTGTTAATAAGGCCAAGTTCTTGAAGCTCTTTTGTAAATGGGTCCATAAACTCACGATATGCAACAACAGCATTACGAAGAGGTTCAGAATCAATTTGCTCTAATGGTGTATTTCTTAATGCGGTTTTGCCAACAAGCTCATACCAATCGCCTAATGTGTAAGACTCTTTACCAATTATCTTTCTAACCTTTTCAACAATATCAAATTGCTGAGTGCCCATAAACTGCTGAGTGCGGCGAGGATTTACAACCTGATATTGCTCATCAATTTTAGTTAAGGCTTTAGACCACTCTCGACTTTTTAATGCTTTCTTCAAATGCACAGAAGCACCTGAGGCTATTCCAAGCTCATTTGCTTTTGTTACAAGTCCTTGATCACTGGCTAATTTAAATGTTGCTTCCTTAAAAAAATCAGGAAGATCACTAAACATAATATTTCTAAAAGGTGTTGGAACGATGCCGGTAATATATTTAAGAAAGTTTTCATTCTTAAATCCAACTGGTGTTGCTTCTTCAACAATCTCATCACCGCTTACATCATCAACATATTTTTTAAAGTTCTTAGAAAGCTCAAGATTTCTACGTGCTGCTGCTTTTTTTGCTTTTTCGTTTCTTTCTTTTTGTTTTGCTAAAGGATCAATTTTTGGAGCTTTTCGTTTTTGATCTGCTTGTTTTATATCTCTTTTGAGTTTTAGCTCTGCTATTTCATCTGGTGTAAGATATGGTTTTAAATCTTCTATAGGGGCATCTGCAATATTCTTAACACCAAGAACCTTAGCTAAAGAAAATCCTACACCAGCACCAAGACCAGCAAACAAAGCAGTGTTCATAAATGCTTTGCCAGCCTCTGCACCTACGTCTTCCATTCGCGCAGCAGCATCAGCAATACCTATAGTACCAACAATTGCCTCTGGCATAGCACCATAAAAAGCACCAACCTTTGCAGCCTGTATTGGCTCTCGAAACCCCTCACCAGTAAGAACACGCCTTGCTGTTTGCTCAAGGCCCTCAGATGCGGCTTTTAAACCAAAACGACTAGCAGTTCGACTAAACGCATATGGAGCGCCAACAGCACTTGCCATCAACATTATATCAAGTGCAAATATGGGATCAGAAAAAAAAGCTACAGCACCAGAAGCATCAGCTATTGTTTCACGGCGCATACGATGGTGGTCAATAATTTGCAGTTGTGCGTTTATTTCTTCATGGCTTGTGCCAAAGATTCTAAGTCTACGTTTTTCATCATCAGAAAAATTAAACAAATCCTCTTCTAATATTGCCTCAACACGATCCGCAGCATCTTCGTCAAAGCCCTGTGGATAAGCATAAAAACCAGTATATCCCTCTACAATAGGTCCAAAAGTTTCTCCAAGTTGTGCGCCAAGAACATCAAAGTAACTTGGTTTTGGTTTTTTTAATTGAGGTGATGGTGTTGTTGTATAAGAATCAAAAGGAAGGAACTCTGCCATTACTCAACGCCTCTAATATCTTCTAACGTATCATTATATACTTCGTTCACCTCTTTAACAGTTAAGTAGTTAGATACTCTTTTATTAGTAATTCCAACTCTTAGACTTGGACCCGTTACTCCTTCGAACTCAACTCCCAAAATTTTACCCTTTGGAATCTTGCCTTGTAATTTTTGATCAGCAAAAACACCGCTCATAGGCAAATTTTTAGCAGCTTCAAAAATATTACCTTGCTCATATCTCTCAGGGTTTCTGATTATATCAAGTTTTAATTCATATACAGCAACAGCTTTTGGTTGGTTTGCATGCGATGCGCTAAATATAGAATTGGTGTAAGATTGAATTAACATAGACCTTCGGTCATCTGTTTCTGCAAAATCTTTTGAGTTTATAATTATTGGAATGCCATTTGGTGTTGCAGGAATAAAGACATTTTCTATATCACTCTCAACCATAACCATCCAAGACTTATTCTCAGTAAAAAAAGATTCTCGAAGTGGCATAAACTTTACATTTTTCTGTATTTCAGGTGTTCTAATTCTAGATTCCATCATAAATGGAAGGGCTGCTGAAGTTATATCAATAGTATAATCAATGGCTCTTGGTTTTGTTAATCCAACATAGTCTGGATCATCTGCAAATTGTTTATTAATATATGAATATATTTTGTTCTGTTGTGAGGCTGACATAATATCAAGAGAGTATTCAGTATGCTCACCAACTCTATACTCTGGCAGAATCCTATCATCCTCAACCAAGCCATTAACAAATGACTCAAAATATTCCTCAAGAGAATCTCTGTTTGTAGGATTCCCAAGAGCAGCTTGGTATCTCATTAAGGCAGCAAACTGTGCTCTTGCTTCTGGGTGCATGAGGGGCAGAATCTTATCATCACTTTTGCTGGCAGATGGCCCATACTTAGAATAAATCTCAGAAGAAGATACATTTAAAGTACCCCTAAGAACTTCTTCAACATTTACATCACTGCGATCTATTTGATTAAGAATCTCGGCTGGTGTTATTGGAATACCTTTTCTTAAAGAAATATTTCCAACGTGCATTGCTGTCGTAACTCTATTGTATAAATTACGAGGAAAAACATTTTCGTTATTTCTTTGAAGAGTTAGCAAAAGATTCCTTCTTGATGACCGTGTGCCATCCATTGACATTTGCTCTGCAAAATAAAGCTGACGCATAATATCAAATGCAACATTCTGATTTACACTATCAGTAGATTGCAATGCAGAAATAATACCATTTAATTCAGAAGGAAGAATATCTCCATTACTTAATCTTGTAAGGAACCCATTCTCATTATTCATAAGGAACTCACCGTCTTTTATAGAGGCAAGCTCAAATATATCAGGCAATCGTTTTGCTTCGCCTTTACCATAAAGATGATCATCTAAGGCATTTCTTTGATCATCGCTTAAACCTCGACTTTCTGCAATTGAGGTAAAAGCAGCACTAATATTTCTTTCATTATCTTGTTGTTTTAATTCTGCTCTGCGCTGAGTAACAAGTTTAGTATGAACTCTCATTCTTACAGTTTCATCTAACTCATTTATTAAAATAAAATAACCCATTTGTTTATCTGTAGCATCAAAACTTGGAAAAGATGCGTTCGACTGAATATCTGCATTTAACTGCTCAAGTTGTTCTAATGTTACTTCTGGCAACACAACAACCTTTTGTAGCTTTTTAGAAAACTCATCAAAAAGCTGAGATTCAAATTTGTTAAAATCTTCTGGAGATAGCCCCATATTTTTTAAATTTGTAATGTTGTTATTATAACCTTTAAACAAAAGAATATCTTTAGTGCTTGTTGTACGAGCATACTCATTTATTAATGTTTGAGCTTTAGTAGTTTTATTTTTTCTTTCTTCTTTTTCGACTTCAGAAAACCGCAAGCGAAAGTTATTAAGATAATCTGTTAAACCTTTGCGGTCATCAAAAGGTAACTGCAAAATTATTTCAGCATTTGCATCTGTAAAACCAGCATCAACCAAGCCCTGCTTATTAATAGTTTGATTGCTAAGAGCAAGAATTTTAGGCGCAAGAGAATCCACATCATCTATTGATACACTCATATTTAGCTTTGTTTGAAGTGCTGCATAATACTTTTCATTTCCAAATTGTTTATAATTTTGAAGATGCTCAAGAGTAGTAAGCATTGTAACTGGATTGTTTTCTTTAAAAATATCGTATGCTTCTTCGTCTAATGCTTCGTCGAATTTTTCAGAACTTGTCAAAGCTGTTATTAAATCACTTGCAGATGCCGGACCTATTAAAGAATCTTTTATAAGTGTTGCTGTTGTTTGAGTTAGCTTTCCACTATTAACTAAATCATCTAAATAAAATGGCTCACGAATACCCAACTCAATTGCGCTTTTTGCAGATGCGCTGCTTCCTCTATAAATAGAAAGCAAACGTGGAGTAGAGCTTAAGGCATTAAGACCTTGTCCAATTTTATCAAGCCTTACAATTTGGTCTGCTGTGATTGCTTCAGCCGCCCATAAATCACCTACTTCTGCTGCAAGATTATTAAAACCCTCTGAAACATCTACACCAATTTCTAATAGTCCCTCCATTCTAGATATTTCTTTAGCAACCATTAATTTGTTATCACGCTTTACACGCGCAGCAATAGCTTTACGCTCTTTGTCCTGCATGTCGGCAAACATTTAGCCAACAATTGCCTTGCCCGCATCTTCAATAACCGTAGTGTACTGCGTTCTTTCTCCATCAGGAGCAGAAGCCTTAACCATATTTTGAACATAGCGAGAGGCTTCTTCCTTAAAAACAGATGAGTTAGGAGAGCGCCGTGCAATCTCTAATGCCTTTTCAGCTATCTCAGTGTCTATAGAGTTAATGTAACGCTTGTTAATTAAACGCTCATAAGTTTCAGCGTATACTCTGCCTTTGTTTTCTCCTGTATTAAGAACAGCAGGTTCACCAGTTTCACTATCTAAAACAAATAGCTCACTTGTAGGAACGGCAAGAGCAGCTTCTTCTGCTTCTTTAGTTCTGCCCTCTACAGCTCTTTGATGCGATATTTCACTAAAGACTTCAGCAGAGCGACTGATTGATCTCCAAACCTCTTGCTCACCAGTATCAACCCTGCGAACACCAACAGGCTGACTAAAGACTTGAGTGCGCTCACGAATAACAGCCATTAGAAAATCTTTCCTGTGTCTCTATATTGATCTATTCCCCTACCAACCTGAGAGGCAGCAGTAAACAAAGAAGAAATCATTTGATTGTTGCCACGCCGCCTAACAGCCATAGCCTCCATCTTAAAGGCATTTGATTGACGTTGTGATGTATTAGCAATGCGTTTTTGATCTTGCCCCATTTTCTCAAGATTCTTAGCTAAAAATGCCTCAACACTTCTATCTGATGCAACATCTCTACCTTTATAAAAATTAGTAATATTCGAAGATAAAGCTAAATCATATTCTTCACGCCTTGCTCTAGCATTTTCTAAAGCAACTACTTCATATTCTTTGCGCTGAGTCTTAATATTAAAAGCATCAAGCTGTGCCTGCCTTTGGGCAGCTACCCCACCCATAACAGTGCCAAAAGCACTTATAAGCTGAAACCCTAAGCTCATACTATTAACTCCGTAACTATTCCATTTACTTGCATAGTAAGCGGATCATCTTGTTCAATCGTAATCTGCGGATCACGACTATACCCCAAAGAACGAAACTCTTTCTTACCAGTAAAGCCAGCAGCCATCGAAGGCTTTCTGCTATTTACCTTTACTGAGTTTGCATTCTTTAAGTCTAAAACAATATTTGTAATACCTCTTGGAGTTCCAGTTGCAGGTCCACCACCCATGGAAGCATCAACCGCATTTGTAATTATCTTTGCTGTATACTTCTTACCCACATAAGCATTTGAATAAGTGCTTGCAGAAACAGCAACCTGATTGCCCGCATTTACAGTAAATGCACCAAGAGAATACTGAGTAGAATCCTTGATTGCTATTACATCAACAGAATCCCCAGAAGAATATACCGCACTTACATCAATAAGATGCGTTGGCGTTGAATATTGATGAATCTTACTTGTAATAGGACCAGCAATATACATTTTTGAATTATCATCTTTAAAATATAATGCCTGACCCGCATAGTCTTCAGCATTAACTGAAAAAGAAACACTATCATACGAAAGAGTAGACACATCCCAAGCTGTAGATAAAGAATATTGATAAACGGAATCCGTAGAAGATGGGGAATCAAATGCCCCCAAAATAAACATTTTAGTACCATCAGCATTAAAGAATAAATCTAAGGGCGCATCATAGCCTTGTCCAGTTAAGCTGAAATTTTGAGTGTATGACGCAGTAGATATATCCCATGCAGTAGACAATGCGTATTCATAAACAGCATCATTTTGTATTCCAGTAACAAACATTTTTGTGCCATCAGATTTAAAAAATATTCCTTGTGCAGACGTGTCTTGTGCTGCAATTGAAAATGTTTGTGTAGACGAAGAAGTTGAAATATCCCATGCGGTCGATAAAGTATGCTGTTCAACAAGATTGTAAGCAAATGAAGCAACACTTCTTACAATATAAAACTCTGTCCCATCAGGCTTAAAGAATAAATTTCTTGGGTTGTAATCAGAAGCAAGTGTTTGCACATATGATGCAGTTGTTATGTCCCATGCTGTGCTTAAACTATATTGATAAATATCATCATTAGTTGTTCCAGTTGTATAAAGACTTGTTCCATCTGCCTTGAAAAATAAACCACTTGGAGTAGCGTCTTGCGCAGAAACGTCCAATGCAATAGAATCATAACTCGCATTAGAGAGATTAGAACTTGCTTCAGTAATAGAATTATACAGCCAGAAGTCTAAGCCAACTTCAGTATCAAACTCACAGAGTTGCAAGTTACCATCTGAGTCATACACATTGGCAAATATACGATCCTCAATAGCGCAAACAGAACCAAAAGTTCCAGCCGTTGTTACTCTGGTCCAAGCTGCTCTGCGCTCCGCTCTATTCGAAGTAAACAAAACCATTTCACCATTAGTCATGGTAAATGCAGCATAAGAATCTGGCAGACCAAAACCACTGTGTGCAACAGCAGCATACTTTGGCGTATCAATTAAATGAGAAGCAATCGTAGAAATAGCAACAGCGCTATAGGCATCTTCTGCATCAGTATAAAGATACTCGCGTATGATCCTGCCATTTAACTCACAAAATATTGTAGCCCCATCAATTTCAACTGGCCTTACAAACTCAACACCAAATGGTGTTTGTTTTCTAATCTGGGCATTTGTTGGTGTAATAGCTTGATTAAGATATGTTGGTACATAGAGTTCGGCTGATGCAGTAAACACTTGCAAGTCACGATTGGAAATTAAATACCGTATTTCATTTACATCGCCTGTTGCTGCAATAAGATTGATTGAATCTGCATCAGCAGCCTCACCAACATCAAAGTTAAAGTATTCCCCAATCTTACTAAACCAAAGTGCATCAGGTTCAGCTATTGTACCACCGTAAACCAATCTGTTTTCATGGAAGGTAACAGCAGCAGGGTATCCTCTTTTTGCAGAGAATGATTGCTCATCCCAATCTGCAATGGGCGCATGGCTTGCAATTGTTACATAACCACCACCATCTTCAGCAGAAGATGCAGCACCACCCGCAGTAAATGTAAAGGTATTTTCATCAATAATACCACTTACAGTTCGAGTGCCATTTAAGTTGCCAGTATTAATCCCACCAACAGCAGAAGCATTTGAAATAGTAATAGACTCACCACCAGCAAAACCATGAGCTAGCATAGTAACTTCTACAGTTGTGCTACCATCAATAGTACGCAGTGGATTCAAAACAGATAACCGCGTTGATAATTCATCAACAACATCGCCAGTTGCTTGAGTAGCAGACTGAACACTGGTTATTGTAATTTCATTCCCACTATATCTTACTGTTACTCCAACGTGCAAAGAGCTAAGATAGTTACCACTAGACTGCCCTCCCGTAGTGTCCCAATAAGCACTGCTAGTTGTTAATGTAACACCAGTGCCAGTTGTTGCGCTAGGATCAAGCGTTACTCCTTGGCTTTGAAACTTAGAATAAGGCTGAAAAATAATACTATTATCTAAGCGCTGATCAAAAGTATAAGTGCTTATTTCAAATGTTGTGAGGCTAGTTCTTGTTAGCAATCTTGGCGCAAACAATGGATGGCATATCCACATTACATCCCCGCGCTGCGTTGCTGTATATTGTTTGATATACTCTCTATCAAATGGCAAAGCATTGCTATTTACGTCTTGAGTAATATTTGCAACAAGACTTACCGTTCCATCTGTTAGAAGGCGAAAACATCTTACCCGCCTATTTTCTACAGAAATAACATACTCTTCATTCTGGTCGAAAATAAAAGGAAATAGGTGGGACTGTTCTTCTTCGGTAGTCGTTGAGTATTGATAAATTTCAGAGCTAGTTGCATCAACATAGTACATTTTTGAATCATCAGTTTTAAAAAATATACCTTGTCCTCCTGATCCTTGAGCATTTACAGAAAAAGAAATATTATCATATGATGCTGTTGAAATATCCCATGCTGCTGATAGTGAGAATTGATAAACAGAATCTTCCTCTGAAGTAGGCACAAATACTCCTAAGACAAACATCTTCTTCCCATCAGAAGTAAATTTTACATCTAAGGGGCGATAAGATTCTGAAGTTAAATCTAAGGCTTGGGCATATGATGCTGTCGAAATGTCCCATGCTGTAGACAGTGTGTATTCAAATATTGAATCATTATCAGGAAAGTAAGTATTTCCAGTTACAAATACTTTTGTACCATCTGGCTTAAAAAATAAACCACTTACTGTGTCTGCTTCATTACTAGCTGAAAATGTTGTTGCCGTGCCAGCAGTAGAAATATCCCACGCTGTTGATAAAGTATGTTCTCTAATTTCATCAGCTCTGGTATAATAAAATTTTGTTCCATCTGATTTAAAAAATATGTTTCTTGGACTGGTGCTTATTCCTGCAAATGTTTGAACAAATGATCCACTGCTTAAATCCCAAGCTGGATTCATACTATACTCATGCACAGAGTTGCTAGAGCTTCCAACTATATAAAATCTAGTTCCATCATCTTTAAAAAATACACCATCTGGTGATGTTTCTTTTGCAGAAGTATCAAAACTTACTTCATCATAAACTGCATTTGTAAGATTTGGAGTATCAGTATTTGAAGAGCTATAGCTTAATCCATAGTCATAGATATGTTTTAGGCCGTATCTTTTTTTCAAAGAGCCTTCAGCAGTAACCACCATATTTTCTACGCGCTGCGCAGATGCAGGATACACCGCAGTATCAGTTCTCATTACTAATGAATCACTGACTTCTCCAAACTGAAAGCTATTCTGAGCAACTCTAACTTTTTGCATCAACTACGCCTTTCAGCAATAAACCTCGATGTGTGGAGTTTCCTAGTGGTCTGTTGTTGTGAATCCAGACGCCTTGCCTTTATAAGCTGGCGCTCTGCCTTTTCCTCAAAAGCAGTTGCCAATGAAGCATCCCTAGCAACAGACATAGCAAGCATTGAAGCAACAGATAGCTCAACACCAGTAATAAAGTAAGAAGGCCAGTTGGCCTCATCCGCTCTAAAGATATAATCAGCAATCACAGTATCGGTTGTTGTTGCGTCGCAAAACGCATTGCCTTCATAAATATCATACTCAATTGGCAGGTCTTGGATTGTAATAACTGAAATCATTAAAGAGTCTGCTGGCAGTGCATAAGAAGCATCCCAGCGTGTTAAAGGTGCAGTGCCATTTCTGGTAAGCTGCGCTTGTTTAGATGCAAACCTCCATCTTGTACTTGTCAAAAGACCTTGAGCAATATCCTCATATACAGCATTAGCAACCGTTGCTTCGGCAGTAGAGTCACTAAATGAAGAAATAGCATCACCGCCAATTAGGAGGGATGCTCTCGAACAAATTAATAATGGTGTATTTGCTATCGTTGGCATGGCAGTATGGGGGCCGAAGCCCCCATTCCCTTATTAGTCGCCGTCTGTTTCTGCAACAGCCGTACCATCAGATACGTCAACCACAGTACCAGTATTCGACAAAACAGTAACAAAGTTTGTGGTCGGAACATTTGTATCACGCACAATGATTAGATCACGAACGCTAAGCATATTTGCCGCGCTATTAAAATAACCTTCTGTGTTTACAGTTGCGATAGGGTCTGCACTTGTGTACATCCACAGACTTCCATTTGTATCACCACCAACGCGAGTTAGTCCACTTGCTGCATAAGCCATGATCTATCTCCTTAGTTATTGTCTAAGACTTCAAAGACACCATCGTCATCAATAACGACAGCACCCATTGACATCATAGATGTTGCAAGATGTGAAACTTTTTCTGGAACGTAGTTAACTTCTGTCTGAACGTCAGAGTTAATACCAAGTCCAACAGCAGTTGTATGGTATGCAAAGTTCTTACCACCAGCAACAGCAGACGTTGAGAAAATCTTGAAGCCCAAGAACTCTTTCATTGTCATGCCACCAGCAAACGGCAGATTCTGCGGTCCAACAAAGTCAGAAGATGCAAACTCGTTGATTGCATACAAGTCAGCAAAACCAGCAGGAGACATAGCAAGATAACGCTGTCCGTCTTCTGGAATATCTTCATTGCCGAATGTTTCAAACAATGACAACAAGTCTGCTTTTTCTAGTGCAGAACCAGTGTCATGGATTTGAGTTGAATTAGCACCCGCATCCATTGCTGTTGTAATCAATTCATCAGTCTTACGACCAAGAGNNTTGATGTTGATTTTCAATTCATCCAGCTTGTCGATGTACTCTGCAGCGTAGTGATCTGTCATCGTTGCTTCGACATTGGTGTGCGCAAGGTCCATAGGTGTTACGTTACCATTGCGCGATTTAGTGCTTGCAGTACCTTTACCAATTACTTGGAAACGAGCAACTGAGCCAGTTACGTTCGAAGAGCGAACAGTGTTGCGGAGTTTGGAACCCATACGCTGATACGCCATGTGAACTTCTGTCTCAAACTGCTTGATAAAGGCTTGGTCAATTGTATTAGCCATTTATACAGTCCTTATGAGGTTACAGATTTATCGTCGGGTGTCCGCTCTCTCACGTCAACAAGGGTATCCTTTCGGGCCTTTCAGTGCATTACGGGCCGTGATGCGCCATCGTAAACACTTTTTCTATTGGGATTGCAACGCACAAACTCAACATACTTATGAGAATTGCTTTCTGTCACACCTACAACCTCAAAACCAAGCCATGTTGCCCACTGCACCATAAACTCATAATCGGACAGGATTGTCATAGACATCATGTCTTGAGTCTTATCAAAGAAGTTGACCAGCATTTTTGAGCCACGCGCTATTGGCACGAAGTGATCCGCAAAGTCTTTAGAAAACATTGAGAACATTTGCGGAAAGTCTTGGTCTTCATTGTACCAAAGGCCACCCACCATTAGAAATGACTCGCCCTCCTTACGTGCTAGATAGCATTCAGAAGATTCATACATTTCAATCAGAGCTTCTTCTATATCAAGATGCCCTAGAAGTTTTAGCTCCCGCTTGTTTTCTTGGCTAAGGTTTAAAAGAACCTCTTCTATGTGATGAGGCAGAAAAGGGGTAAGGTAATACTTGCCCCTTTGCAGAATCTTAACCTCATTTGTATATTTGCTGGAAGCCCTCTGTAACTTGCTTGATGAAGTGTGGATCGCGGTCTTTCCAATATCTTGGGTCATTCATCATCTCCCTAAGTTCTTTTTCGCTGGTTCCTGCTACTGCCTGAGTATTCCCAGCAAACGAACCATCCTTCATAGCTTCCATAATAGCTTCCAATGCAATAATACCCTCATGGGATTCACACATTCTTTCTATTGCTGGAAGTGCTGCCTCTGGAAAAAACTTATTGGCAAACAAAGATGCAGCCTCAATACGCTGATCCGCATTATCACCCAGCATTTTTGCCTCTGCTTCAATGTCAGGTATTGAGTCATTCATAGCTTCGGCATACATAGCAATGCCCTGCTCAAACTCTTCCTGAGAGTATCCATTCTCAAAAGAATGTTCGGCCCACCAAGATAGCAGCTTGTTATCTACTGCAGAAGATTCATCTATAGATTCTGGAAGCTGATAATCACCAGCAGTTTCTGGTCTGTCGCTAAATGCTTCAGACTGTATTTCTTCCATAATTCTATTGCGGATGTCTTCTTCCTTAGTGCCAAGTTTGGATTCAAGCTCCTTGTATGCTTTGGCTAAGTCTTCTCCGCTATTGTATTTCTCTGGCAACCATTCTGGTCTTGAGGGGGCTGCTGCTTGCTCAACGTCTTCCTGAGTTACAAAATCGCGCCCATCGGCTTCTGCTACCTGTGCTGCTTCTTCACTCATTTGTTTTTACTCCTATGTGCATGAGCAATCCTTTGCTCAATCATTCCCACAAAATAACGCTGGCCCTCAAGATGACGAAGCTCTTCCGTAGAAATATTCGGGCCGTTAACCAACTCAATGGTAACGGATCGAAAGTATTTCAAAACTTCTTGACCTGTTGCGCTAGAAAATATCTGGGCAATATTCTGACTTATCTGGACATCCCTGTCCGAACTACG